TAATTTTAAGTTCTGCGGGTCAAGCAGGTAATTCTTTGACTACCGCCAATGGGAATTGTTTTATTGGAACTTATCCCGGCGGCGGCGCTGGTTTTGCGGTTGGCTATAATACCACTAGCAGGATTTATAAAGCCAGTATTAGCGCCTTTACCAGTGGTCGTAGCACCGCCACCTTGCCCAATGACAATTTCACCAGTTCCAGTTGCAGAACTTGTTCTTGTGGACGGGCCTAAGCAAATGTTGTAATTCCCAGTCGTTACATTATTTCCAGCGGTATGTCCAAAAAAAGTGCTGTATGAGCCAGTTGTATTACCCGAGCCAGCATTAAAACCGACACCAGTGTTATAGTTCCCAGTCGTATTGGCTATAAAACATTGAAATCCAATTGCCGTAAAATCAGTGCCTGTTGTATTGTTATACCCAGTATTAAACCCAACAGCAGTGTTTGATGAGCCAGTAGTGTTTTTGTTACCAGCGTATGATCCAAAAAAAGAATTTTGCGACCCGCCAAGATTCTCTTCTCCAGCACCTACTCCAATTCCGGTATTGTAATTTCCAGTGGTCTTGTTTAACGCCGCTGACCCCATAGCGGTGTTATACCCTCCGGTAGAAACCAAATTGAGAGCATTTGCCCCTACTGCCGTGTTTTGGACTCCGCTTGTAGAAGTAAAAAGTGCCCTGTATCCAAAAGCCGTGCTGTTTGTGCCGGTAATGTTGGACCCAGCACCAGACCCTAGAGCGGTCAAGAACGTGCTTGAGGAGTTTGTTACTCCGGTAACAATCGTGCCACTGGCTGTAGGCAGAGTAAGGGTGACCGTATCCGCTACAGCAGGGGCGGTTAGCGTGACCGTCCCGGAGGTGTCACCTGCTATTACGATAGATGCCATTACTTCACCTGTGCTTGATAAGCCGCAACAACGTCAGCAGTCCACGCAACATTGCAAATAGCCACAACATTCTCCGGTACGCCAGTCAAATCTTGTCCCGGCGTCAGGCTTGACCGATGATAGGTTTTTGATAATTCCACGCCGTCCTCAAGGATGCGTGTTGCTTCGCGGTACAGCACAATGCCGTTTTCAGTGACGGTGATTTGATCGATCTTAACTTGTTTCGTAAGCATAATAATTCCTTGTGTCTGACTACACTAATCCGGTGTAGTTAATTAAACAAAAAAAGTAATTGTTCCGTTAACTGATGACGTTGTAAACGAAACTGTTGAATATACAGCGTTAACAGCTCCAAGTCCGTAAAACGGTAAATTTACCGATCCCGCAGCATTTACACCGGAACCGTAAGAGTTAAACGCACCGAAAGTAAACGGCGTACTTCCAACAACTGAACCGACGCCGGTTGTATAAGTAAATGAAGTAGCAGACGCGGTAAAATTTATAGTTACCAATCGACCTACTTTTGTGTAATTACCACTTGCAGTAAATGTTCCAGTTACGCCACTTATACCAGAGCCTTGTGTCGGCGTCCAAGTACCTTCTTCGTAATCGGCCAAAAGTTCACTTGTGCCGGTTCCCGGAGTAGCGGAAAAATCAATACCTTTGCCGCTCGTGCCAATAACAAGGTTTCCGTTACCAAGAGTAAGATCTGTTCCGCTAAATGTTAGATTAGCCGAATCTTGCAACACACCAGACGCCCCAGCAAAGGGAACCCTTCCGCTTGTCAATGTTGCGATTGTCGGTGCATTCGTAAAATTAACAACTTGTGCAGCACTTATAGAAACAGCCGTAGTATTCGCCGTCTGAAGTTGCAGCACCCCGCTAGTATCGGCAGTCGATACCAATCCAGAGGACGTTGATGCGTTGATTGTAGTTGCCATGCTTAATCCTTAGGAAACAACGTAGCGTGATCCGCTGCTGACAGTTAGCACCACACCAGACGCTATTGTAATTGGCCCAACGCTGTGCGCACCTTGCGCTGCGGCAATAGTGTAGTTGCTGCTGATGGTTAGGTTGTTCAAATAAATTGTGCCGTTTGCAACCGTGCTGCTTACATTCGACCACGATAGAGTTCCAGAACCATTTGTAGAAAGAGCCTGTCCAGAAGTACCATCTGCGCTCGGCAAAGTCCAAGTGATGTTTGCAGAAACCACACCCGGTGATTTGAACGCTACATAATTACTGCTGTCAGTGTCAGCAAACCGCAGGGCACCAGTTGCCCCAATCTGGACGTTTGTCCCATCAAACGTCAGCGCAGACCCAGTAGCCAACACACTTGACGAGCTTGCGTAGACAACACCGTTAGCAGTGAAGGATGTTAGTCCCGTCCCGCCATAAGTTGTGCCAAGTGCATTTGTTAGGTTCAGCGTGTTCGCGGTGAGCGTCGTGCCGTTAAACAATAAATTTGCAGAGTCTTGGAGTAGGCCAGATGTACCAGCATATGTCACGCGACCAGAGGTCAATGAACTCAACGACAGGCTCGCACCAGCAATTGTTCCTGTTAGCGTAGGAGACGCGGACAGGACATTGTTCCCAGTACCCGTGTTGGTCACGCTCACTACGTTCTTGCTGGCGTCCAGTGCCAGTGCCGTAGAAGCCGTCAGGCCAGATAGTGTGGTTGTACCTGTAACAGTGACGTTGGTAAACGAAGCTGCGCCGCCTGTGTTGCTAATCTTGATAAAGTCCGAACCGTTCCAAGCAACCTGAGCCTTTTCATTCACACCTAGTGTGACACCTGTCGTGGGTCCAGCGCCGCGAATCGTAACCGTGTACGTCCCTGACGTATTGATGATCGTGTAGATCTTGCTCGCTGCCGGTGCCGTGATGGTGATGTTGGCCGACGCTGGAGACGCGATAATGATGGCGTACTGCGACGAAGTTGCCCCGAGGCTTGAGCCTGCGGTCTTGGTGAGCGTCGTGTCGGTCGTGACCGTCTGCGCCCCGGCAATGGCCGCATCCAGATAATTTGTAATGAAGTTGTTGACCGTATCACCCCAAGTACCTGACAGTTCTCCAGTAGCCGGGAGAGCAAGCCCTAGGAAGGTGGTATACGAAGTAGCCATTTCAAATCCTTAGATGTCGGTCCAATTAGGCGTTTGGCCCGTGGAGATTGTAGACCAGTTTGGGGTTTCAGTATTGCTGATTGCTGCCCAGTTTGGTGTTTGAGAGTCGTCGATTAAGTTCCAAAGGAACGCGGCAATAACAGAATCGGAAATCCCAGCAGCTTCGGCAACCACTGAATAGAAAGCAAGGACTGCCAATACCGAGTCAGCCCCGCTGGCAGTCTCTGAAATGTTTGTTGCAAAAGTTTGTTTAGCGGATACCGCGTCAATACCACTGGCAGCTTCGGCAACACCGGAATAAAGCACACCATTAGCAGACGGCGAATCTGCAATACCGGCTGTTTCAGAAACAACGCCAAATAAAAAAAGACTTGAAGAAATTGAATCGACACCGCTTGCCGCTTCTGAAAGAGCAGACGCAAACAATTGAACAGCGGATAAAACATCCGCTCCGCTTGCTGTTTCAGAAAGGCTAGTTGCAAAAGTTTGTGCGGCAGATATTGCGTCAACACCACTTGCCGCTTCTGAAAGAGCAGACACAAATATTTGTGCAGCGGAGATTGCATCAACACCACTCGCAGACTCTGAAACAGCCGAACTAAATAACTGCGACGCAGAAACTGCGTCAACCCCGCTTGCAGCTTCTGCAACAGCCGAGACAAATAGTTGAACTGCGGATATAGAGTCAACACCGCTTGCCGTTTCTGCAACGGCACGGTCATAGACAGATCCTCCCCAAGCGGATACGCCCCACCCACCGGAACCCCACCCGCCTTCAGCCACGCTTCCATCCTTTAGGTAGCAGTCAAGCTAAACGTGTACGTCACATTAAGCGTATCACCAGAAGCAACCGTGCGGTCACCCGGAGCGGAGAAGTCAGCAGCAGAGAACAACGTGCCCGTCGTACCCGACTTTGCACTGCCGCTTGTTAAGAACGCACCGCCAACCGTAGCAGTAGCGTTAATGCTGAACTCAGCAGGGGAAGCCGAGTTAGTTGCCACTGACGGGTTAGCCGTCGTAGCCGTAGCAAAAGTACAAGCCACACGGGTCGCGTTACTATACGGAACCGCTTCGGTCCAGCCCGCGTGACTAGCCATCGTGTCACCAGCCGCAGGAGTGTTTGAAGCCCCGGCACCATACAGCCCAATATACCACGTAGTGATTTGGGTCACGCTAGTCAGCGCCGATCCAGCCATATATGCAAGACCCACGTTGACAACCAAGTTGTCCGTCTCATCTGCCCACTTTAGTTTACCGTCTGGGCCGAAGCACTCAAAACGGAAAACGCCTTTGGCTGCTGCTTTTTGTTCCATGATTAAACGATCCTGATAATTGCTGAAGTATTAGTGACGGAGGGGAATTGCACAGTAAACGTGGTTGCTGAAGTTTTATCTGCACCAAAATCCAACACACAGATGGCAGGATTTGTAGTCCCGTTTGCCAAATAGATCAACGCCCCCCGCGCAGTAACCGAAGAGAATCGTCCATTTCGCCGTGAATTGTGTTAACTAGCATGATGTTTAAAACACTCGAATGATTGCAGACGTGACGTCGTCTGTTGGGAAAACGATGTTTAGGACTCCGCCAGGAGTGGTGGTTCGCTGCCCGCCAAAATCCAAAACACAAACCGCGGGGTTGCCTGCGGCAGAGCTATTGTAAATCAATGCCCCAAAAGTGGTGATGGTTACGCCCGTCAACGATAAGTCCACAAAATCCACATAAGCAGTCGTATTTGCCGACGTTGGAGTGTACGGGGTCAAAGCTACGCCACCAGCGGTGTATGTGCCGGAGGCTGCTATTTCGTTGGTTGATGTATACGCAGTCGTGGAAGCATCAAACGTAGCGTTTTGGTTGTACAACGCCAGCTTGAACGTATTGCCAGTCCCAGGCGTGAAGTTATGCACGCCTCTCAAAAGCTGCACCTTGAAACTAGTGCAAATGTAATTGCCTGAAAAAGCCATTACGGACCCGGTGAATCAGATTTAATAGGAATCCGCATCATGCCATCGCGGTACTCATCGCGTCGGCGGCGGCCCTGCTGCTCAACACCCAAACCACTGATAGCCTGCTTGTAGCTATTCTCAAAATAAGCCTGCATGTCTGCCGGCCCTTTTAAATAGCTATACGCCTGAATCATGCAAGCGTAGAACAAGGCTTCTGGCGCGTTTATGCTGATCCAAGTCGTCGTATCGGTTGAGGACAGCTGCGCGGGCCGGTAAATAAAGCCCAACTCTACAATGTAGTTTTGGTTTGGAGTCGGAGCCACATAGAACGTATTCTGATCCCAAACTGAAAAATATTTTGGAACCCCGGTCACCGTTTGATCTTTCCAGTATTCCTTCATAAAAGAAGTATCCCGAAAATCCAAGAAAACCTGGGTATTGCCTACGTAGCTCTTCAACAGCATGTACCTGTGGGTCAACAAGTCAGGGGGAGCCGTTAAAAAACGATTCCCTGACGTCATGTTGCCGGTCATTTCTTTCTTGAACACGTCCAAGTCAATCTCACGCATGATGCGGTTCTCCGCAAACGTGATGAACGTGTTGATGACCGTCGCAGTGAACTCTTCTACACCCACCTGGCTGTAGTTCCGAATATTTGTGACCAGTTGGTCGTAGGTCATGTTGTTGTCACCGTCACAGAACCGACCACGACCCGCGAGATCAACGCGGGGCCATCTACATACGGCCGCATATCGTTTGTGTTACGCGCCGTCCCAAAACTTTGAAAGGCTGAAAAGCCCGGAGCACCAACAAACACAGACAAAGGCTCCCTACGATCTGGCCGCGGCCCATCAAGTGCAATCGCATCGCCATGATACTTCAATGGCTGGATTTGCGGTTCTTTTGGCTCGTAATCGTCCGGACAAACCTTAAATCCACGCCAATTTGTGCGAAGCTGGGTTAGCTTGTACCGCTGACCGCAGTAATCGCAAAGGGCTAAGGCATATTTACCTGCCGCGTAGGTCATTTAGATCGTCGCTATTTGCGGCACAAAATATGCGCTGGCGGTGTCCCTGTCCTCGTTTGCCGCACGTTGGAAGTCTTCCTCGTAGATGTTCTTCAACGCGCCAATCCGATCCGGAGCAAACTTCAAAGACAAGAAATACGCAAGGCCGGACGCCAGGCATGGCAAGAAACGCCAGTTGACATCCGAAGTATTAGTGTACGCCCCAGCGTCTTGGATCCGCCGAATCCGGTAATACACTAGCCTGTAACTGCTGCTTGGTGTTACAGGATACAGATACACCTGGGGAATGTTCTGACGCTGGACGTAGATCTGAGCCGGGCGAGACTGAAAGTCCTTGTTGGGAATGTCCAAGTACTCCTGGCGGCTGATCCGTTGAATAATAATGTCGTTGTACGGAGTCGTGGTCAAATCCCGAATTACCGCACCCAACACATTGACCGTATCCGGATCCAAATTAAGGACCCGATCCCCCTGGGCCAACTGAATTTCTTTCTGCTCGATAGTCCACAGGTTTAACCCGCGGTTTGCCCAATCAAGAAACACTAAGTTGAGCGAGCGACGGGCCGTCGCCAGCTGATACCCACTGGTGGGCCTCATGCCGCATCGCTCAAATGCTTCTTCGATTAGCTCATCAATCGACAGATCAAAGTCAGTCGTGCCCGAGGTGGCCATTTAGCACATGCCGCCTTTTTTATAGGCTTTCATCTTCATGCCCTTCTTGACCATACCGCCTTTGGCCATCTTGGCTGTTCCAACCTTGACGGCTTCATCGCCTTTCATCGAGTCGTAGTTGTAGTCGACTTTAGGCATGTCGCTGCTGCTCATCACGCAACCGCCACCGCGAACCGCGGCACCCATTCCACGTCCAGCCATGATTATTTCCCCTTGCCCAAGGCACGACCCTTGGTATCTGCTGTAACACGCATCATAGCGCGGCCATAAACCGGAGCTTTTTTGGCCTCACCACCATTTTTCATCTTACCTTTGCCATCCGCAGCAAAGTCAGGAACCATCTTGCCGTCTTTTTTAACCATGGTCATACCGCCATGTTTATAACCCCCCATCATGCCGCCATCCATCATGCCGCCCTTCTTCATCTTCTTCTCTTCCATTTTTTCGCCCATGGCATATTGCTTAGGGGAAATCTTGCCGGACTTAATGGCTTTAGCTTCTTTCAGCTCTTCACCTTTAGTCTCTTTGCCGTGAAATAACTTCTTTAAATCAGCCTTAGCCATGTCAATATCCTTTAATATGAGGAGATCAAACGATCAATCTTCTCTTCCAGTTTGTTAAATCGGGCATCAATATGCTCCATGATTTTGGAGACTTCCGCCCTTGTAACCATATCCCGAGCCATCTCTTCACGAGTCTTATTCAAGAGAATGTTGAGGCGATTAATCTCACCAAACTTCTCTCTAAGAATAAAGCCTGTGACCCCAAACACAAGAGTTAGGCCTGCAGACCAAAGTTCTGGTAAGCCCATTATGTCGCCTTGCCACCGTAGAAGAACACGGTCACAAACGGAACTCCTGCATTACTAAATGTAATGTGAATTCCATCATCAAACAAAATACCCATATTACTAATTGGGATAAATTGTGAAGTAGCAACAGCCGAAGAATTTAAGGTCAACAAAACAGTTCCGCTTGCCCCGCCGCTACGAAATTGAAGCTGCGCAGCAGTTGATGTTTCGGTGAAGTAGATACCAACCAAGCGGGTCCGACCACTAACAACCTGGGCGGTTGTAGTGGCCGAAGCCGTGGAAATATTACTATTACTCATGGCCCTGTCCCTTAATCAAATCACAGGCCCCTAATTAAGCAGTACGTGTAAAAGCGTATGCTGTGGCACTAGAGAACATGATGGTGAAACGGGCAAGGCCAGTAACGCCGGACGGTACAGTCAGAAGACCAGCACCGGCTCCAGAGCCAGCGGCAGCGGCAGCGGAAAGGATGCCGTTGGTAGCCACGGCAATCGTCACTGTGTTTGCCCCAGCAGTGTTGTCAACGTACAGGTCCAATACAGTACCCCTAGTCGCGCTAAGGGCTGCGCCTAACAAAGTACCAGTAGGCAAGGTGATAGTTGTTGCAGCGGCGGAAGTAGAAGTAATGTAGCCAGTTGCAACTTGTGTTGCGGTGGCTGTCGCTGTTGCGTTGATTGCAGCAGTTGTGGGGTGGTTCTGGTCAGTGAAAACCAGATTAGTGGAAACCAGGTTGGTGGTCGTCAAATCGGTTACGCTGGTAGCAGCACCGAAAGTAGCGTCAACAGTGACAGTGCCAGTACCGGCGGCTACAGTGATGGTCTGAAAGCCGTTTTGCGATCTAACTGGGCCGGAAAACGTAGTATTTGCCATTGCGCTCTCACATGCGAGTAAGCATATCTGTCTGCATGACGTCAGCCGGGACTGTCAGATATGCCGGAAACCCCGGAATAGAATAACTATACACCGTATTTGCAAAAAGAAAAGGCCCCTTTCGGGGCCTTTTCAGTGCGAAGGGATTTAAGCTCCAGGAGAAGCAAAAATACCACGCCAGTCGCTGAAGCCGAAGCTGTAACGCTCACGAGCCTTGTAGCGCACGTTACCAGTGTCGAAGTCGCCTTCGAAACCAGTGCGGATTGCAACGCGCTCGAACATCTTCATGCCGTTAGGAGCGTCAGTCTTAAGGAACCACGCATCAACGTCGGTCAAGAAGTGGTTGACGGTATAACCTTGCGGCACCATCCCCATGTTCTTGATTGCGTTGATGTCGTTGTCCGCCGTGCCAACACGAAGCGTGGACTTCATGATGCGGTCAGCGGTAAACATCAGCTCTTTTGGAATGATCAGCTTAAGACCCTGCATGGCGATCTTCAGGCCACGTTCGTCTGTGAACGCAGCGATGTCGATCAGGGCCTGCTCAAGCGAAGTCTCGCTCAAGTCGGCATCCACAGCCAAACGGTTGGAACCGTTAGGGCCGCCCAGCGTTGGGTGCGCAGTTGAGCACAATGGCTGGCCGTCGCCACCAATCGAGGTCGTAAACGCACCGTTCAGAACAGCAGCAGCTTTAATCTGCTTGGTCTGAGCCATGGAACGAGCCAGGGCCTTGGTGTAACGAGCCGAAAGACGGTCGTACAGGTTGTCTTCCACTGCCTCTTCAGTCAGAGAAAACGCCAGCGCAATCGTTTCGTGGGTGTAACGAGCAGTGAAGACTTCCTGCGCCTGGTCGTAGAACACGCCAGAGCCTTCAGTCTTAACCGGGGCCGTTGCAAAGCCCGAGAGCATCACTTCTTCTTCAAACGCACGATCCGAAGATTCGATGTCATAGATTTCAAGATGCTCGTTCTCGTAGTTCTTGTACTCAAGGCCAAACAGGGCGTTTAGACCCGGCTCAAGCTCTTTCGTAAGTTGGGCACGTGAAATTGCCATGATTAAGCTCCAAGTCCAGCCACGCCAGCACTTCCGTACTGATGCGTGTTGATTTTAACCACCAGAATCTCATAAGCACCAAATTCGTTGTCGACGTTGTTATACAACCCCACAACCTTCAGTGCCAGAGTGCTGGTCTTTGCGACGTTAGCCGAGTCAATCGTCATGTTTGACACGCCAGTTGTCGTGCTGCCCGTTGTACCAGTCGAGATCGGTGCATTGAAACCAATCTTGGTCTGATCAATCGCCGTGCTGCTGGTCGACTGGATCAAGAACAACTGACTTGGATCGTCAATCACGTCCGCCTGAATGATTCCTGCGGTAATGTTAACGCTACCAGGGTAGTAGTTACGCCACACTTGCTTACCAGTTGTTGGGTCAATGTACGAACAACCGTTGAACACGCCAACAGCCGACGAGTGGGTTGCCGCAACAAACTTATAGATATAGCCGTCAAAATTGGTGACTAGGTCACCCAAAAAGATTGCCCCGGCCTGGTTATCAGCAATCTGATATGCATACTGCTTTTGAGCGCCAGTAGCAGACAGGTTGCCCATAGGACGCAGACCAAAAGGCTTATTTACGTTAGCCATTTGTCAATTCCTTAAAAAGATTATTCCCCGGATAATCCGGGACTACCAAAAGTAACCCGAGACTGACGATCAGGACTTTGAATGCGCATGCTGTTATGAGCATTGCTCTTCAAAAGCTCATTGTCAATCGCTTGAACCTGATCAATGGCTCGACGGTGGTAATACGCCTGTCGCTCTTCAACTGTTTCCAAAGGAATACGGGCTAACAGAAGACCTCCCACACTGATAATGCCAGCGTGTCGGCCATCTTCCACGGTGGGAACAGGAAAGTCTGGGAACTCTTCCGAACGGACAAGCTCATAACCTTCACGGACTTTCGCGGCAACATTCATACGGTCTTCTTGACCGCCTGCATATGCCCTAATCCATCTGTGTTTGTATCCCGGAGGAGCAGGAGGCGCATCAAGTCGTGACGGTGGTGCCCAAGGTTTCCGGCGTGCGGACTTCTCGCGGGTATCCGCGGAACGTGCTTCACGATTAACGGTTGTAGTAGCCTTGTCCATGGTCAGTCCTTGACGTATTTGGCATATTCCTCAATCGGAACGCCAAGTTTTTTCGCAATCGCTACCTGACTTGCAGTCAGTTTCACAACGCGGCGTGCATTGTTTACCCCGGAAGACCGGGTTGCAGGTGCCACCGTTTGCACGGTTCTAGTGGTCCTGTCTTTGTTAAATCGACCCGGAAAGGACGACTTAAGTCTACGATCCAGCTCATCATAATACTCATCCGAACTGCCGTCAAACCCTTCAACTTCAATTAGTTGTCGGTGAATGCCCCAAGCAGCAGAAGTTAATACGGTATCTCGGCCATACCATGAGTTTTTCTCAACCCAATTAGCCGCTTTCTCATCTACAACAGGACGAGCCTGCCGAACAACAGGTTGTGGTTGTTGTTGCTGTTGCACCAATTGCTCTTGATACGCTTGGCGTTGTGCATTTGCTTCAGCAATCTGCCGCTGCTCATGAATCAGCGAAGTCAACCGAGTACTGGCTTCAATCTCAGTTTGAATGTCGCCTTCTTCACGGGCTTTGCCAATGATTTGTTTGAGCGCAACAAGCTGGGTCTCTACCCGACCACTGGCCTCATGCAAACGCTCCTCATCCGTGCGAACCACTCGATGCTCAAGCTGCTGCAGCCGGGCTTGCATGCCTTGCGCCAATTCCAGCGCAGCTTGCTCCCGACGCTCTGTCTCGCGCAAGCGAGCCGTCATCTTGTCGATGCGCTTTTTGACCTTGTCGCTGTAATCGTCCAGTTCCTGGCCTTGATTATCAGCAACAATCGACGCTTTGGTGTCTTCGCCTTCCATTTCGGTCAATGTGACCGACATCGGCTGTTCGTTCTCTCCGACGTTGTAATCCAACTCTTGATCTGACATTGTCTACTCCTTACATGTGCAAAATGTCATCGGGATTCGCAATTACACCCAGAACTTCATCGTCGTTGATGAACCGGATCTCGCCCCCATCAATAGGAATGCGTGCCCCAGCATAACGACCGAAAATAATCCACTCTCCTTCCTGGCACCACGGCCCGGTTGGAAACTTGGACTCGTCTGAGTAAGCTAGGCTGCCCATCTTTAGGACATACCCGCACACGGTATTCAAAACCGTGCGTTTTTGCGTCTCTTCCGCCAGAACAATTCCGCCCTTGGTCTTTTCCGCTCCCCGATAGGGAAGGATTGCGATCCGCCAACCCGTTGGATTGGGAATCCGGTCAAGAACCGGCTCTGGAATCAAGGCAGGGTCAAAAACCCCGTCAACATATGCATCATCAAGAGTAGGTACAACAACTTCCTGTTGCCACTTGCGCTCTAAAGCGGTCATAGACTCACTCATTCAATCTCCTTCAGGTTAAAAATCACGATCTTTGCGGCTAAGGAGCCCCTTAACCACATCCTCGACAAGATTCAAACCTTCCAGACGGCCCATCATAAAGCGGTAGCGTTCCATATCGGAAATGCCGCCACTCAAAATGATTGACTCAGAGTCCGCTTTAAGCTTTCTGATTTCTTTCAGCACAGCTTCTGTGAATTCAAGCATGGAAACCCCATGAAAAGCAGACGGAATGAGCCCCGTCTGTAGGCTTGTGTTAATCAGTATATACCAACAGGATCATTGCCGTCACGTTTGCGAATGACTTTTGCAGGCCCATTTTTGCCCTTTTTAAGCTCTTTTTTAGGCGCATTACTAGGGTTATTCTGCCCAGCTTTGCTGTAAGCGATTGCCGCGGCCTGTTTTACAGCCGCTGCAGTGCTCTTTGGCTTGCTTGTACCAATCTTTCCCTTCTCTTTAAAGGAGCTCACCATCTCCCCAATGTTTGAGCTAATGGTTTTTTGACTTTTTCCAGATTTAAGCGGCATTTGGCTTCCTTGGCGTCTGGTTACTGGTCACATTCGTTCGTTCCCGAGCAATTTGACCACGGAATTGGGCAATGTTCTCCTGCGAACGTAGCCGCTCTTGGGCAATTTGAGCGTTTTGCTGCGTTTTTTGTTTGTCCAACTGCAAAGACTGGTTCTCCAACGCCAGTTTCTGCTGGTCATTCTGCGCCCGTTGGGCCAATTCCTGCTTTTTGAGCTCAATAAGCGGATCAGGTGGAGCCTCGCCTGTCCCACTGAGCTGCTCTTCCAAGTCATTCAGCCCTTTCATGCCCTCGGCAATCTTCAAGGCAATCATTCCCTCCTTCTGAATGGCTGAAACCATCCGGTCGGGGTCATTTCCATACGCCTGGAACAACTCTGCCTCCACCATCTCTTCAGCTTTCAACCGAACATGCTCCAAAATGTGCTGTTGCAGCATCGTTGAAGCAGGCACATTGGCCTGAACAAGCTGAGACATGCCAAAAAGCAAGTGCGCTGCAATGTGCGCATCATGCTGTTGGCCCGCAAACGCCTTGACTTTCAGGGTGTCCATGACATTTGCGTTCTCTGTGGCCGGATCTTTCGGGAACTGAGCACTCTGCGGCTTCAAAATCCCAGAAATATCGCGCACATTCAACGCCGCATACACCCGATAGTACGCTTCGTACATGTCGTGCATCTGCGGAGCACTCTGCGCTAACTGCAGTTGCGTTTGCGCCAGAGTGATTCTCTGCGTGGTCGAAAAAATGTTGGGGTCAGATACCGGAAGGACCGCAACCAGGCTATTAAAGTCCTTGCGCTTGATCGAGCGACTGGCTCCAGGGACGTCATACGGGTAGTCATCCGGTAAATAGTCAGCAAAACCTTCCGCCAGGAGCTCAAACTCCATCGCTTGCGCGTAATGCAGCCGCTTATGGATCGCGCTCATGACCATGGAACCGCGCTCAAGCAGCGCCATCGTCGTTCCTACCTGCGCATTCTGGTTTCCATCCCCAACCATCATGTCCGCAGTACTGGCCAGCCGTTTTCCAGCGTCAACCAAAAACCCAAGCAGCTGAAACAGCGTCTGACTCGGCTCTTTGTACGGCAACGGCAACAAAGAAGCCTGCAATTCCGCACCACCAGCATCCATATCCCGCCATTCACCAGGCTGAATTGGGTTATCACTATCCGCGATCCGCGCACCCTTTGCTTTGAAGCCCGCCGGCAGGTTGCACAACGTCCCCGCATCCAACAACTGGCGCAAAGCCGACGTTGCACCCTTCGACAGACTGCCAATCAGGTGAACAAAGCCCAAGCCATACGCACCAAGGCCTTCAACAAGCACGTAATGGACAAAATAATTGCGCCGACGATGCAAGTCGTCGTTTTCTTTCCAGTTCCGACGCACGCCAAGCACGCGCAACGAGTCTTCCGAGAACGTCACAACATACGGAAGCTTGATCTTGGTCGGCTCACCGTCCTCATCCTTGTCCTCAAACCCCGGAATCTCCAGATCCACCTGCATTTCCAGCAAAAAGATCTCTTCCGCAGCATCAGACGGCCGGACCCCAACTATTTTGTCCGTCGCTTTTGCAATTTGCGTCGAATCCGAAGGCTGCTGCTCCGCCTCAAGGTCCACATCCAAGTACTCACCGGCCACTACGCGCTTGCGAAACTCGTTCGCATCCATCGCAATCCGGTGCGTGAGCCGCGGACACTGGGCAATCACGCTCGAACCGTTGTACGGGATGTACAAGTCATTAGCCAAAACCAGCTTACTGACCATCCGCCCTAGCTGGGCATCGTAATAAACCTTCTTGAACGTCGAACCACCGTAGCCGGTGTAGAACAACAGCTGGTCAAACTCAGGCGTGTACTCACGCATCACGTGAGTAATCTGGTAATTCATGAAGTCCTGGACACGCGAAGCCTGCTGGATCTTGTCCGCAGTCTCTTTGCCCATGATCTCCGTGCGCACAGGCCCGCCCGCAGGCATCAATTCCTTAAACGCCTGCGCCTGGAACTGGACAATCGCCTCGGTCAGCAACGGATGCGCTGCATTTGCCGCGCCACGGAATGGCTTGGTCTTCTCTTCAAGCTTCAAGCCCAACAGATCAAGG